TGGAGAAGGAATGACTAAAGATGAGTTTAGGGAAATGGTTCTTCAAGCTGAATCTGAACAAGGAATGTTTGGTTTATCTTCTTCAAATAAAGAAGGTCCTTTTGGAATACTTACTAATGCTACAATAAAAGAACAAAGAGAAAAATTAAGTGGATTTAACAAACTAGTAAGTGGGCAAAACCTCGAGGAAGCTAACGACTTTATTTTGAGACCTGGTCAACCTATTGTTAAATTTAACAAAGGAGACTTAGTAATGGGCGGTACCCAGTTAGGTATGGGCGGTGGTAAAGTAGAACAACTACTAGAACAATTGCTAGCAGAAACTAAAGCAGGAAAAGTTATTAAAATGGATACTGCAACCGTTGCAAGAAGCTTACAGCTCAATGCTACTAAGATGAGTTATTAATTTAAAACTATTTATAATAAAAACTTAATATTATGTCAATTTTAAACAACCAAACATTTAATACAGTATTAGGATTAAAAGATACACAACCTTTATCTAAAGGAGGAAGAGATATAGCATCTCAAACTCATGCTAAAGGAGAAGGTGCAAATATTACTATACCTACTAAAGCTTCTAATCTTGATTTAGACGGACAAGTTCGTTCTAAATATACTGATAATTTACCTAAGTAAAGATGCCAGTAATCAATAGCTTAAAAAATACCACTCTTAAGAGTTTAAGGTATACTGGGTTAGGACCAGCTGTTCAAAAGGATATCAATAATCCACCAGTCTATAACTCTCTTAGCAGAGAGACAGAGGCTCGAGGTGATGATGCCGCTAGGATAGGACGAGCTATTATATTTGGTAGTCCCAAATTTGCAGTTAATTTAGCACAATTAAACGCTATTGATCAAGGAAGAAATCCAACACCAGTTCAAAGATTTGCTGATGATGTTCCTAGAGGAGTAGAAAGCAATAATATAGGAAGATTTTTTTCAGAGGTAGGAAAAGCTATTCGAAGTATAAGTAATTTTGCAAGAGATGAAATAGATCAAGTAGCAAGCTCGGCAGTACAAACTCCTACTATTATAGCTTCTACCTTAGCTCAAGTAGCTGCAGAATCAGGAACTCATTTTGTATATGGTTTTGGTGTCAAAGGTAAATATATTCCTGGTAGTGCTTCTCCTCATGTATTGGCACAATTACAAGGAAGAATACCAATACCTACTGGATTTGATGAAAATAGAAGTGAATTAAAAGAAGCATGGTCGTCTTTAACTCCTAAGCCAGGTGCTAATCATCCTCTTGCTGACGGTAATTTAATACTTGGTAGTCAATTAAAAAATCCATCTAAAGTATCAGCATATGATTTTGTAAAAAGTAAATCTAATGATGCTATAGGAGATGGTGTAATGAGAGATTTTACCAGACCAGAAGATACATCAACTGGTAAAGCACCACAAAAAATTAGCAATGAAGTAGCAAAAGAAAGCAGAGTAGGGTTATCTAAAAATAGAAAACTAACAAAATATACTGATTCATTTGTAGTTTTTGATCCACAGTACAGTGATCAAAGAAATATGTTAGAACCTACTAAAGAAGCAGCTAGTGTGGACGATCTCATAAAATTTAAATTTAGTATTATTAACCCAGATGAAGATGATAATATAAATCTATACTTTAGAGCGTTTTTATCTAATTTTACTGATAATTACCAAGGTTCTTGGAATAGTACTAAATACTTAGGTAGAGCAGAAGACTTTTATACTTATCAAGGATTTAATAGATCTATAGGTATAGGATTTAAAATAGCTGCTTTTTCTAGAAACGAATTAAAACCTATATACAAAAAATTAGTTATGCTTGCTTCTACTACTGCTCCTACTTATTCTGGAGATAACGGATTTATGAGAGGCACTTTAGTTACTACAACTGTTGGAGATTATATAGTTGATCAACCAGGATTTATAAGCACAGTAGATTATTCATGGCAAACGGATTATCCATGGGAAGTGAAGTTATTAGGTAATGAAGATTACGACGTACAACAATTACCCCATGTATTAGATGTTAGTTTAGGATTTACACCAATACATAGATTCTCAGTACAGACTGGACAGCAGCACTTTATTACTAATCCAGGTAAAGGATTACAAGGAGGGCTTAATAGCTTTTTGGATGGTCTTCCAATAAATCAAAAACAACCGGAACAACCTATTTCAACTGAAGCAGCTATTGCTAAATTAAATGGAGAAACTGCAGCCCAATCTATATCTAAATTTAACGTTAAACCAACTTTAGATCTTTCTCCTGCTCCAGTTACAGGACTTGGCACTCTCGGTCAGAAGAAAGCTACTTCAGGATTTAATTCGGTATTAAAAACTGATTTTTTCTCTAACTTAAATAGTGGATAATGTTCAGACGTTATAATAACATAAAGAAATTAGTTTCCGATGAAGGAAAAAATTACTATCTTAATCCAGTGTATCCCGATATACCAGATAGTGAAGAGGATATATATGTAATAACTACTGGAGGAGATCGATTTGATTCTCTTGCATTGCAGTTTTATGGTGATTCCTCACTTTGGTGGGTAATAGCTTCTGCAAATACATCTGTAAGAGATAGCTTAGTAGTACAACCAGGCGTGCAGTTGAGAATACCTTTAAGTAAATCAAGGGTTTTAGACTTGTACAGAGCCGCTAATAGTAATAGATAATGGCTAATGCACCTTTATTAGGAGCACCTTTTAAACAAGACGTAAGACAACAATTACAAATACGTAGTCAAAAAAGAGCTTCTCAAAATTTAACAGATAGAGATTTAGCAGTCCAGCATGGAAGTACTGGTTGGGCAAGGATATCTTCTGGGGTAATAGTAAAAGGTGATACTGAAAAAGCTAAAAATAATATACTTCAAGGAGGAATATTATCTAAAATAAACAAAGGATTTTCAGAATCTGGTGAAGATGGATCATATACTAAAGATTCAGCTCAAGGTTTTAAACCTATCCCCGGTATAGACAGTATAGAGATAGTTACTCAAAATGCCCAAGGTACTATACGAAAAACTGATGTAGCTTTTAAAGTAAACAGTTTAGAACAGTTAGAAGATTTTGAAAGATTATATTTAAGACCTGGATTTTCTGTATTATTAGAATACGGTCATAGTGCATATTATGATAACGATGGAAATATCATAAATGACGTTCCATCAGTAGTAGATTTTTTTGGTACTGCCGATCAAGAAGTTGTAGTAAAAAAAATAATTCAATTACAAAAAGAATCTAATTATAATTACGATGCAATTTTTGGACTTATAATGAATTTCCAATATTCTTTTAATATGGATGGTGGTTATGATTGTACTTTTTATATAATAAGTAAAGGATCTTTATTAGAATCTATTTTAGCTATATCATCAGGAGATACTAAAAATTCAACTAAAACTGCTGACGGCAGTATAGGAGCAGCAGGAGAGTTTTTACAAGGACTGGCACAAAAAACCTCAGAAAAATCAGATCAAGATAATAAATCTGTGGTATTACAGATACTAAACAGAATTTATGAAATAACAGGTCAGCAGGAACCAGTTCTAGATACTTTAAAAACTGACTTTGTTTCCCTTGATCTTAAAAAAGCTGATAGACCTTATTATCTACATAACATAAGTACCGATAAACCTAATAGTGCTAAAAAAGTATATATTACATTTAGTACTCTTTTAAAAATATTAAATAATACTGTTAACTTAGTAGTAAATGGTAAAAAAGAATTTATTAACTTAGGGCATAATGATGATTTTACAGTAAATAGTCCATTTTTGACTTACCCTAATCACTTTTCATCTAATCCTAATGTTTGTTTACTTGCGAAAACACCTAATGATAAACAATTATCTTTTGCAGCTATAGGAAACGACTTTCCATCAGCATCTGGTAAAGGAAATCAAATAAATACTGATATATTTTTAGACATATCTTTTTTAGCTAGAACATTAAATGGTATAGCAAACGGTAGTAAAAAAAATCATTCAATAGTAGATTTTTTAAAAATTGTATTTGAAAAAGTAAGTATAGCTTTAGGAGGCATAAATGAATTTGACTTTCATTATATAGAATTACCTGAAGAAGGTAAACCTATACCAACTGTGTATTTAGTAGATAGACGTATTACCCCAACATCTACTGATATTAGAACTAATATTATACCCTGTTACGGTAAAGGAGGATTATTATCTAATATAAGTGTTACTTCTAAAATTAGCAATGAACTATCTACTTTAATGGCTTTAGGAGCACAAGCTAGCGGTACGAACTTAAGTAATTATTCAGGTTTAGTTTTAAATTATAATAAAGGATTAGAAGATAAATTTAAAAAGACATTTAACGATGGAGTAAATAAATCTAACGATACTGATGGAAGTTCAGATCCTGATGATTATGACAAAAAAGTTAAAACAATAAAAGATAGTGTAGAAAACTTTATAAAAGGATCTGCTTTCAAGGACTCTGACGGTAAGAGTTTAGAAGAACCTCATAAATTTATAACTAACTCAGACGTTCAAAAAGCTTTAAATCCTATACAGGGAGTTTTACCTTTTGAACTTTCTTTTACTATGCAAGGTATTGCAGGATTGGTAATTGGACAAGGATTTAAACTACAGAATGGAATATTACCTAGTCATGTACAGGATACAGCAGGGTTTATTTTAAGATCTGTAAATCATTCAATTCAAGGTAATGTATGGACTACTGATATTTCTGCTTATATGACTTTATGTGAACCTGATCCTGAAAAAATAACTAAACAGTTTGAAGATGTGAAGAAATACAAGAACAACTCAATTTGTCTGGTAACGATAAAACAGCAAAATAACATAGTATGTACGCACCAAAATCCATGTTGAAAAAAGTAGGAGTTGATACTAATCTAGACTTAGATCTAGATAGTATTATAGATAAACTTCTTAATAAAGTATTTGGGGTAGTAGACAAAGCTTTAGGAACTGATAGTAAAAAATCAGGAGTTCCTGGAGTCACATTAAGTACAAAAGATATAGAAGTATTTCAAACTAGAAATTTGCAAGTTTTTGCAATGACTAAAGAAGACTTTAATAAAAGTAATTTTGATAATGCAGTTTTTGTATCTAATGAAGTTCCGATAGATGAAGATGCAGAACCAGTAATAGTTAGATTCAGACCCAGACCTCTTCTAGCTGATTATGAATTAGGTACTATAGATAGATATGTTTTATATGATATTAGAAATCAAGGTATAATAGAGGTAAGTAAAGATGACTATGTTGAATTTAGATCTCTTAGATATAAAAGGTCATTTGTTATTTCTTGGTATATATTTGGTAAAGCAGATGATTATCAAATAAAAAAGTATATCTATCCTGGAGTTAGAAATAATAATATAGATGTACTTGCTCAAGCCGAATCTACCATTCCAGGTATAACTGATTATTTTGAAGATAAAATTGAATTTCTTTTAGAAAGTTTAGATGATTATTCTGGTGATCCTGAAGTAGTAAATTTACCTGAACCTGAAGACCCAATATCAGAAGAAAAAGCTGAAGAATTTGAAGATTTAGGTTATGGACCAGAAACTTTAGATGTTCCAGCTCTTCCAAAAATAGATTTAGATTTTGCTGATGATCTAGCAGGAGACTTTACTGCCGCAGATGAACTATTAGGAAATGTATCAGCTTCTATTGAAGATATTATAGCTACACAAGATCAAGTTACTGCTGAACAAGAAGGCTTGTTGGAAGAAAATGAAAAGAGATTGAGAGAGCTCGAAGAAGATCAGCTTTTACAGGAACGAAAAAATGCATTTAATGAGATTATTAATGATATGACTTCTGATACAGGTAAAATGGTTCAAAGTATCGTTGAAATGAGTTCTGGTGCTAAACGTAGAAAGAAAAAAAGAAGATTAGATCAAGAAAGAGATGAACAAAAGGCTAAGTTATTAATTCCAAGATTACTTAATAAAAAACTATGGAAAAAAGATCTTCCTACTGATGATAAAAATTATGGAACAGGTTTTTACGAATTTACTCCTGAAGAAGTTGTGGAGTGGGGGAATGAGACAAGATTAAATACTCGTATGAAAATGGCTGTAAATGCTAAAGAACTTTACACTACATGGACAAGAGATAATAAAGATTACTACGGAAGGACTGTTCTGTATAGAATAACTCCTGCTGATCCAGTGAAAGAAGATCAAATACCTGACCCTTCTTTAAATTATGATGCTATAGAATTAACCGGAGCAGAACGTAGAGTTGCTTTATCTATACTTCCAGCAAGAAGCAAAAGAAAAGCATCTTTGAGATCAGCTATTCAAAATATATATAAAGAACAAAAGTTAGTCTATAGAGATAATGTTGGTACGTACCCTGAAAACCCTGCGCAAATTAGAAATGATGTACAAGATAGATATCAAGAATATAGAAGACTACAATCAGTAAACCAAACTGGGAGATATAGCAAAAGAGGTAGAGCAGCATCTAGAAGAAACTCAAGGAATCTACCTCAGAATCCAGGTAGTGGGAGAAATCGAAATAGAAGAGGTAGATAAGAGTTTGTTAGTATAAATAATATTCGTATATTATTAAAAAGGTTATTTAAGTGTTTTATATAGTAGAGCAAGAAGAAAAGTTACTTAGCTTAGAAAGATTAGTTAGATTAGGAGTTTATATCGATGTTATTTCTTCTAATGATTTATATCACCCTAAACTAAGTTCTACAGTAGCAGTTTATATTAGATTAGTAGGATCTGATCACGGTTATATTATACCTATCAATCACGATGAAGGTTTAAACGTTTCAAAAGACCGTGTCTATGGTATTCTTTCTAAAGCTACTAAGCTATATACTAGAAATAAAAAAGAACTTCTCTATCACTTTAACTTACAGGATGCTATAGATTTATCCCTACTTTACTCTATGGTAAAATATGATAGATTAGAATATAATAAAGAAAGTACTACTTTAAATTATTTTTATAATAAACATCGAGATTTTGCTAATATAAATCAACTTATTCCCATATCTAAACTTTATGAATCTTGTAATAAAGTATACGATCAAATAAAAAGTATTATAAATTATGAAATTCCTTCCGGATTCGATTTTTATAATAAAACCGGCACAAACGTATTTTATTTATTAGAACAAGCAGGTTTAGGTGTATTTTACCAAAATTATGTAGATATATTTAAACCTCGTAACCCTATACACAACACCATTAATAACTCAGTATTAACTTCATACAATTTATACAATGCTACCTCTAGACCAACTAATGCTTACAATAGCGTTAATTTCGCTGCTATTCCTAAGTCTGAAGAACATAGAAAATGCTTCAGACCTCAAAACGACTTCTTTGTTGAGTTTGATTTTGACGGTTATCACTTGCGTTTACTTTGTGATCAGATTGATTATGCGCTAACTAAAGAATCTGCTCATAAGCAACTTGCAAAACAATATTTTAATAAAGAAGAAATAACAGAAAAAGAATATGACAAAGCAAAACAAATTAACTTTCACGCAATTTATGGAAAGATACCCGAAAAATGGGCTAACCTTGAGATCTTTACAAAAATTAAAGATTTTATCGATGCATTATGGGAAGAATTCGAAAAAAACGGAGCAGTTGTGGCGCCTATTAGTGGAAAAAGCTTTAGCAAACAGTTAAAAGACATGCACCCTCAGAAATTAATGAACTATGTCATGCAAAGCTTGGAAACTTCAAGAAATATACTTATATTAAAGGATATACTTAGGTATTTAAAAAACAAGAAAACAAACGTTGTTCTTTATACTTACGATGCTTTACTTTTCGATTTTAGTAAGGAAGACGGTAAAGAAACATTAGAAGACATAAAGGAGATCTTAGAAGAAGATGGGAAATACCCTATAAAATTTAAACACTCGAAAGATCTTTGTTTATAAACATGAAAGATATTTATATATGATACAAGAAGCTATCGCTAGGGAGTTCGATTACGATATTGATCCCATTTATTTAAATGAAGATATGAGCAACAAATTATTTTGTACCTTTGCTACTCAAGATACTTTAGACGAGGTTCTCGAGGAGGTAAAGGAACGCTATAAAATCATATATAATAAAATCTTTGTACTTTATTCTAAAAGTCAAGATGAGTATATATGTACTTATAATGTAGACTTTGGTAATGTAGGATCCTTCCTGAATAATACTATATTAGTACACCGTAAAAAAGAATCAAATACCCTCTATACTATTAACGCACTGAATACTCTTATTAAAGAGTTAAACGGAGGTGTATTAGATACATCATATAGAATTAACTGGCCAGATTATAAAAATTGTATACTATTGACTAAAGGGCCAGAGTTAAAAAGAGTCAATACAAAATTATACAAGATTTTAGAGTTGGAGAATTAAAATATTCTTCTTATATTACAATAAACGTTATAAATAAATTAGTTATATGGACTTAAATGCAATCCGCGCAAAGCTGGATACGCTAAATAATAGCGGCCAGCAAAAAGAAAAAACAGATTACTCCAAGATTTTTTGGAAACCGGAATTAGGTAAACAGACGATTCGTATCGTTCCTTCTGCCTATGATCCTGCTTTTCCGTTTAAGGAATTAAAATTCCATTACGGTGTAGGAAAATATCCGATGGTAGCTTTATCAAATTTCGGTAAGCAAGACCCTATTGAAGAGTTTGTAAAAGAACTTAGAAAGACGAACGATAAAGACAATTGGTCATTATCAGGTAAACTTAACCCTAAAACTAGAATCTTTGCTCCTGTAGTAGTTAGAGGAGAAGAAGATAAAGGTGTTAGATTATGGGGATTCGGTATTACTATCTATAAAGCATTACTTGCTTTAGCAGAAGATGAAGATATCGGAGACTTTACAGACGTTATTAATGGATGGGATATGGTAGTAGAGCAACAAGCTGGTAACCCTTACCCGGAGACTAGTGTTCGAATTAAACCAAAACAAACTCCTTTATCTGATAATAATGATTTAGTAGATACTTGGTTAAAGACTCAACCTAATCCAATAGAAGTACATACAGAGTATGATTATGACTTCATTAAGAAACAATTACAAGGTTATTTAAATCCTGGAGCTGAAGAAAGTACCACAGCTACTAAGGATACAGGTACAACTCTGCCAGAAAGCTTAGGTCAACAAAAAACTGACTTTACTTTGGAAACAGCTACGGCTGGCAACAAAGACACAGTTAGTAAATTTGATGACTTATTTAATGAATAATGGCGAAAAAACAAACAACTCAAGAGAAAGCGACCGCTGCAGTACGCAAGTCGTTTAATTTAGGTAATTTTAAGAAAAAGAAAGGATTTGCTAATGCTTCTGTGAAGTTTAAAGAGCAAGGTTGGATACCTTTATCTAAAGCTTTTCAAGATATTACATCTCTACCAGGCATCCCTACAGGACATATAACCTTACTTAGAGGTCATTCTGATACGGGTAAAACTACTGCTTTAATCGAAGCGGCAGTAAATGCTCAAAAGATGGGTATCTTACCTGTTTTTATTGTAACTGAGATGAAATGGTCTTGGGAACATGCTAAAGAAATGGGATTAGAGTTTGAAGAAGTAAAAGATGATAAAGGTACAGTTATTGATTACGAAGGTCATTTCTTATACGCAGATAGAGGACAGCTTAATACTATTGAAGAAGTAGCAGTTTATATTGCTGATCTTATGGATGAACAAGCTAAAGGTAACTTACCTTATGATATGTGTTTCTTCTGGGATAGTATTGGTTCTGTTCCTTGTGATCTTTCAGTACGTTCTAATAAGAATAATAATGAATGGAATGCAGGAGCTATGTCTACTCAGTTTGGTAATAATCTTAACCAAAAGATTCTATTGTCTAGAAAAGAAAACTCTCCATACTGTAATACTTTAGTAGCTATTAATAAGGTATGGACGATGAAACCTGAATCCCCTATGGGACAACCTAAATTACAGAATAAAGGAGGTATGTCTATGTGGTACGATGCTACATTAGTAGTTACATTTGGTAATATTACTAATCCAGGTACCTCTAAAATAAAAGCTATAAAAGCTGGTATGCAAGTAGAGTTCGCTAAACGTACTAATGTACAGGTAGAAAAGAACCATATTGGAGGAGTACAATCAAGAGGTAGAATAGTAATGACACCTCATGGATTTATTCCCGATGATAAAAGAGAAATCGATAAATATAAGGATGAACATAAAGAACACTGGTTAAAATTAGTTGGATCAGTAGATTTTGATTTGATAGAAGAAGGAGATTTAGAAGAAACTCCTATCACTCCTAATATTTTAGATTAATGGCATACGACGATATTCTAAAGAATTTAAAGGAGACCCCACCCCGAGCTGAGAATGATCACATCTTGATCATTGATGCGATGAATACCTTAATCAGGTCATTCTCGCTGCTCAAAGCGATGAACCCATCAGGCTCCCATATTGGTGGCTTGGTAGGGTTTCTTCGTTCCTTAGGATATGTTACTCGTATATTTGATCCTACAAGAGTAATAATAGTATGGGACGGAAAAGGAGGTTCGGCGAATAGAAAGAATATTGATCCTAATTATAAAGCACAAAGAGCTACTAGTAGAATTACTCACTGGGGACTTTATGATACTAAAGAAGAAGAAACTGAAGCATTAATAGGACAGTTATATAGAACTCAAGACTATCTAGACTGCCTCCCAGTGCACCAATTAGTATTAGATAAACTGGAAGCTGATGATATAATGGCATGGATTGCAAAAAAAGCATCTAATTCTAATGTTAAGAAGTGCACTATAGTTTCTTCCGATAAAGACTTTTTGCAACTAGTAGATAATACAGTTGAAGTATATGCCCCTGTAAAAAAGAAAACCTTTAATAAGGATAATATATTTAACGAACTTAAAGTATTACCGGAGAATTACAATATGGTAAAAGCTTTATTAGGTGATAATTCAGATAATTTGCAAGGAGTTAAAGGATTAGGAATAAAAACTATAATAGCTGAATTCCCTAAATTACTTACTGAAAAAACTAATTTAGATTATATCTATAAAATTGCTGAAGAAAAATTAGAAGGTAAAAAAATATTTGCGAAGATAATTCATAATTGGGATAAAGTTAATACTAACTTTGAATTAATGAATTTGCATCAAACAGTTTTAGACGAAAAAGAAAAACAATACGTAAACTCAGTTCTTTCTTCAGTTAAACCAGATCTTCAAATAGGAGCATTTTTACGTTTACTAGAGCAAGATAAAATAGAAGGTATTACTAAAAATACTGAAGGTTGGTTAGAGAACTTTAGGGGTTTAACTACAGTAAAATGAATTATAAAACATTAATTTTTGGATTGCTATTATTTTTAGTAGCACAGTCTTTAGCTTGGTTTCAAACCAACGGACAATTTTTGAGTACCTGGGTAAAAGAGCATCCTATATTAGTATCAGGTTTAATGGGGATACCGGTAGGAGCATCTTATATCTACGGAACTACTTATATAGTAGAGTACTTTAATGGTCAATTATGGCCTGCTAGAATAATAGCATTTGCTACTGGAATATTTAGTTTTTATATTTTAACTTTAATTTTTATGAAAGAAGGAGTGAATATAAAGACTGGTACTATTCTTATTTTAGCAACAATGATAATAATTTTACAAGTATTTTGGAAATATGATTAAACACTTAAAAAAATATTTAGGATGGTATGTGTTAGTACCGTCAGTTTATTTAATATTTAGAGGAGAATCAGAAATGTGGCTAGTTCTTCTTCTTTGTTTATTAAAGATGCCTCCTTTCGATTGGGTAGGTAGATACGAAGATTGGTTGGTTAAAAAAATGCAACCAAAAGCTGAAAAAATGAAAACTTGGAGAGATAAACAATCTAAGTTTATAAAAATAGCATTATCAATAGGAGTTATTATATTACTTATATTATGGTTTCTATATGCACCAGAATGTGAACTATGTTAAAAGGAGTAATTGCAGGAAATTTCGATGTTATACATCCAGGATATATTGAGATGTTTAAGGAAATGAAAAAGAACTGTACAGTATTAATAGTTTTACTTCATACAGACCCTTCTATAGAAAGACCTAGTAAATTAAAACCTATACTTTCTCCTGACGAAAGAAAAGAATTATTAGAAAGTATAAAGTATGTTGATGACGTTATTAGGTATACATATGAAGAACAGTTATACGATTTACTTAAAATAGGAGAATTTGACGTAAGATTTTTAGGAGAAGATTATGTTGGTAAACCATTTACTGGCGACGATCTAAGGATACCTATTCATTATTTGGATCGTTCACATGGATGGTCAACTACTAAGTTTAAAAAGCTGATAGCTGAAAGTTATAAAAAGAATGAAAATACAGTCAAGTAGTTGGCTATCAGACAAATATTTATTATATTAAAATATTAAAAGGTTATAAATGACATTAAAGAGTTTACAGCAGTACGGCAAGGGGTTTCAATTAAAGGTTTTAGGATCACTACTTACAGATAAAGTATTTTTATTAAACGTAAGAGACGTTTTACATGATTTTTATTTTGATGCTGATTCACATAAATGGATAATTAATCAAATTAAAGACTACTTCGATAAGTACCACACCAATATTACAATGGATGTACTTAAAGTAGAACTTCAGAAAGTAGATAATGACGTCTTACAAGTTGCTTTAAAAGAAGAATTGAGAAATTCTTATGAGGCTACTCAAGACGATTTAGAGTATGTGCAAGAGGAATTTCAAACCTTTTGTAAGAATCAAGAAATGAAAAACGCTATACTTAACTCAGCTGATCTACTTAAAGAAGGAGACTTCGATGGTATTAGAGACCAAGTAGAAAAAGCTATGAAAGCTGGTATGGATAAAAATATTGGACATGAGTATAATAAAGATATTGAAACTAGGTATAGAACTGATTACCGTCCTACCATTCCTTCTCCTTGGCCTATTTTTAATGATACTGTACAAGGTGGGTTCGGTCCTGGTGACCTCGCTATTGTTTTTGGTAATCCTGGTGGGGGTAAGTCATGGACTATGGTTGCTATTGCTGCTCATGCTGTTAGTCTTGGCTATAAAGTTAATTATTATACGCTCGAACTCGGAGAGGACTATGTGGGTAAAAGATTTGATTGCTACTTTACAGGATACTCTATTGATGAGGTTAATAAACACCGTAAGGAAGTCCAAACATATGTAGATAGTTTGAAAGGTAAACTCATAGTAAAAGAATACCCACCAAAAGGAGCTACAGTTAATTCTATTAAGTCCCATATACAGAAATGTATAGATATGGATCATAAACCTGACTTAGTAGTAATTGATTATGTTGATTATTTAAGAGCTCCAACTAAAAGTAAATTTGCAGAAAGAAAAGATGAAATAGATGATGTATTTATTGCAACAAAAGGTTTAGCTAAAAGTCTTAAAATACCAATTCTTACTCCTTCTCAGGTAAATAGAATGGGTGCTAAAGACTCTGTTATAGAAGGAGATAAAGCAGCAGGAAGTTATGATAAAATGATGGTTGCTGATATTTGTTTATCTTTATCTAGGCAGAAAGAAGACAAGGTACTTGGTACCGGGAGAGTCCATGTTATGAAAAACCGTTACGGGCAAGACGGTATGACTTATAACGTAAAAATGGACACTAACAACGGACATATTGAATTTGAAGGTAAGGCGGACCCTGCTGATTTACTTGAAGAAGAAAGTAAACCTAAATTTAATTTGTCACGTGAGCAAGTTGCAAAACTTTTATGATAATATCCGGCAGATTGTTGAATATATATCATATTTATAATCATGCCCGAAGGATATATCCAACGGGTGTTTTTGTCTAAAATATTTTAATATATAAAAATATAAGTATATAATATGAGTTTATTAGAAGAACGAGTTGTGTATAAACCCTTTGAATACCCCAAAGCATATGATTACTGGTTAAAACAACAACAAGCACACTGGTTGCATACAGAAGTTCCTATGGCACAAGATGTCACTGATTGGAAATCTAATATGAAATCCCACGAAAAAAATGTAGTAGGTCAAATCTTAAAAGGATTTGCTCAAACAGAAACTATAGTTAATGACTATTGGTCAACTTTAGTTACTAAATGGTTTAGGAAGCCGGAAGTTATTATGATGGGGACTACTCTAGGTTCTTCTGAAACGATTCATGCTGAAGCATATTCATTACTAAACGAGCAATTAGGATTAGATGATTTTAGTGAATTTTTAGAAGATGAAGCTACTATGGCTAAAATAGAATCGTTAATGAACGTAAGAGATAACCACGATGGTACTGCTAACTGGCATGAAAGAGCAAAATCATTAGCTATTTTTTCTGCATTTACCGAAGGAGTAAATTTATTTAGTTCGTTTGCAGTTTTATTATCATATAAAATGAGGAACTTACTTAAAGGAGTAGGTCAGATAGTAGAATGGTCAGTAAGAGATGAAAGTTTACATTCAGAGGCAGGGTGTTGGTTATTTAGAACATTAATGACAGAGCATCCTGAATTTAAAACTAAAAAGTTAGTAAAAGAAATAGAAGATGCAGCTCACCTAGCTCTTAAATTAGAATTTGATTTTATAGATAAAGTATTCGAAATGGGAGATTTAGAGAATTTAGGTAGAGAAGAACTTAAAAACTTTATTCGTCATAGAGTAAATACTAAAATGGCAGATTTAGGATTAGATCCTATAATACCTGCTGAAGAAATAGATAAAGGAGCATTAAAAACTATGAAATGGTTTGATGCGGTTATAGCAGGTAAACAACAAACAGATTTCTTTGCTAATAGAGTAACAAACTATAGTAAAGGTCATTTAGATTGGTCTAACGCATTTTAACTAAAAGTTATGAGTATAGTAACAGATACTAGTAACTGGGAAGCAGGAAAAGACTACCCAGAATGGATGAATGAGGTTTCGATAGCAACTATCTCAAAAGGATATCTGTTATCTGACGAAACTCCTAAAAAAGCATATAGAAGAGTTGCTGATAGAATAGCACACAGATTAGATCGACCCGATTTAGCGAATAAGTTTTTTCGTTATATGTGGAAAGGTTGGTTGAACTTAGCCTCCCCGGTACTTTCAAATACTGGGACAGACAGAGGATTGCCCATCTCTTGTTTTGGTATCGATACACCAGACTCAATTAGAGGAATTGGCCTTACTAACGCAGAGTTAATGAGGCTAACCTCTCTTGGCGGTGGAGTGGGGATAGGTTTATCTAAAGTAAGAGGTAGAGGTGAAAAAATAGGTAAAGATGATATGGGTCAATCTGAAGGAATAGTACCTTGGGCTAAAATATATGACTCAACCATTATAGCTACTAATCAAGGAGCAGTTAGAAGAGGAGCAGCATCAGTAAATTTAGATATTAATCATCCAGACATACATGAATTTTTAGAAATTAGAAGACCAAAAGGAGATCCTAATAGACAGTGTCTTAACCTACATCAATGTATAGCAGTGGATGATAACTTTATGCAAAAACTAGAGCATAGAGACGCTGAGGCTATGGAATTATGGGTTAAAATACTTAAATCTAGAGTTGAAACAGGAGAACCTTATGTTATGTATAAAGATAATATTAACAATGCTAATCCTCCTGCATATAAAAAAAATAATTTAGAGGTTTCGATGACGAACATTTGTTCTGAAATTACTCTTCATACAGATGAAGAGCATAGTTTTATTTGTTGTTTATCAAGTGTTAATTTAACAAAATGGGACGAATGGAAAAACACGGACCTTGTCGAAACCGCGATATACTTTTTAGACGGTGTGTTAGAAGAATTTTTATCAAAAACTTCTGGAAGAGATTCACTTATAAGAGCTCACAGATCCGCTAAAAAAGGTAGAGCTATTGGTTTAGGAGTACTTGGATGGCATACTTATCTACAAAATGAGAGAATACCTTTCAATTCTATAAGAGCTACATCCTTAACTCATCAAATATTTTCTCAAATACGAACTCAAGCTGAAAATGCTTCAAGACAGTTAGCAGATGAATACGGAGAACCTGTCTGGTGTAAAGGAACTGGTATGAGAAATACTCACTTATTAGCTATTGCTCCTACTGTTTCAAATTCTACTATTTCAGGAGGAGTATCAGCTGGTATAGAACCAATACCCGCTAACGTTTATACTTTTAACTCTGCAAAAGGTACTTTTATTAGAAAAAATCCTGCGTTAGTTACTTATTTAAACGAAAAAGGAGCTAATACCGAAGAAGTATGGGATCAAATTATGAAAGATAGAGGTTCTATCGCGAATTTACCAGAAGATGTAATGCCAGCAGAAGATAAACCTATATTTTTAACGTTTGCAGAAATAAATCAACTACAACTAGTAGAACAAGCTGCTGCTAGACAGAAATACATAGATCAAACTCAATCATTAAATTTAGCCTTCGATCCAACAGATAGTCCTAAATTTATTAACGAAGTTCATCAAACAGCTTGGAGATTAGGAATAAAAACCTTATATTATTTAAGAACCGACTCTGTAATAAACGGAGACATCGGTAGTAGAACAAGCACAGACTGTTTGTCCTGCGATGGATAGAGTAAAATTAAGTTATGGCAAAAAGAGATACTATTTTTATCTCTATAGCAAGTTATAGAGACAAAGAACTAAAACCTACTATAGAAGACTGTTTAAAGCAAGCAAAATACCCTGATAGGCTTGTATTTACTATATGCTGGCAGCACAGTAAAGAAGATAAGTGGGATAATTTAGATAAATATAAAAACGATAGAAGATTCAATATTATAGATATTGATTATAAAGACTCAAAAGGAGCATGCTGGGCTAGACATCAAATTCAAAAGTTTTATGATGATGAAACCTACACACTTCAGTTAGATTCGCATCATAGGTTTATAACTAACTGGGATGAGGAGTGTATAAAAATGCACAAACTTGCAATAAAACAAGGATATCCTAAACCCTTACTTACATCTTATATACCTTCTTACTTTCCTGATAAAGATCCAGAAGGAAGATTAGATGAAGTATGGTATTTATGCTTCGATAGAATAGCACCTCAAGGTCCACTACATACTAAACCACATACTCTAGAGGATTGGAAAACCTTAGAAGGACCAGTACCTAATAGATTCTTTTCAGGTCATTTTGCTTTTACTACTGGAGACTTTAATGTCAAAGTTCCTTATGATCCTGCATTATATTTCCATGGAGAAGAGATTACTATGGCAGTAAGAGCATACACTCATGGCTATGATTTATTAACTCCTCATAAAGTTTTAGCTTACCATTATTATGAAAGAGACGATGGAGTAAAGCATTGGTCTGATCACGATTTTAAATTAAGAGACGAAGTATCTTTCTCAAGAGTAAGAACTCTTTTAGGAGTAGGTAAACCTAAATGTAGACCTTGTGTTCTTAAGCAATTAGAACCTTATGCTTTAGGTAAAGAAAGAACAATAGTAGAATACGAACAATATGCAGGTATAGATTTTACTACTAAGAGAATACAGCAGCATACTTTAGACAATTTTAATCCTCCTAATCCTACAAATTTTGATACTGTTGATGGATATTCAAATTCATTTTTAAAGTATAATAAATACGCTGTAGATGTTCACTCTTCTCATTTTAATGAAGACGATTACGAGTATTGTGTTATTTCTTTTGAAGGAAAAGAACCTGAAGATATTGTATTTAGAGAAGATATAGACGGTAAAGAGTTAATAAAAATGATTAAAGATGCTAAAGACGGGTTTTTAACTATATGGAAAGAATTTTACGGTGAACCACCATACAAGGTAGTAGTATGGCCTTATTCTAAAAAAGAAGGATTTGTTGAAAGGTACGAAAAAATTCTTAATGAAGAATGAGCAAAGATTTAACTATATTTCTACATTTACCAGCTTATAGAGAACCTGAACTTATACCTACTATTGAAGATGCTCTTAAACAAGCGAAGTATCCTAATAGATTACATTTCGGAATTTGTAGACAATATGAACCTGAAGATGGCTTCGATGATTTAACTCCTTATAAAGATAATCCTAATTTTCATATACATGAAATGCTTGCTAAAGATGCTCAAGGTCTACCTTATGCAAGAGCTATTATAAATGAAAAACTTTTAACTGATCAAGATTTTGTACTTCAATTAGATTCTCATCATAGATTCGTAAAAGGTTGGGATGAGACACTAATTAACATGCATAAAGGGTTAGAACGTAAAGGTTATAGACCAGTTCTTACTGGATACTTACCTGAATATAAACCATTTGAAGAACCTGAAGGAAGAGCAGATTGTCCTTGGTTAAGTATACCTAATTGTTTTTATCCTCATGGAACTATTTTTATTCAACCTACTAAATTAGAAGGGTGGGAAGACTTAAAAGAACCTGTTCCATCTAGATTCGTATGTGGTCATTTTGCTTTTGCTAGAAATAAATGGGCTAAAGATATAAAACATGATCCTGATCTATATTTTTCAGGAGAAGAGATAAACCTTACGGTACGTACTTTTACTCATGGATATGATTTATTTCATCCCCATAAGTTAGTTATATGGCACGCTACTATGAGAGAAGAAAGAGACGGTATACTAGTATGGGATGATCAATCTAAAGCAGGAAATGATATGTACTGGAAAAAACAAGATTCTGGTAGAGCAAAAATTAGACAGCTTTTTGGAGTTGAAGATAATGGATATGATTTAACAGGGTATGATTTAGGGACTGAACGTACATTTAGAGATTATGAAATTTATTCCGGATTACATTTTAAAAAAAGAGCAATGCAACAACATACTCTTGATTGGAAATACCCACCTAATCCTATTATAGGAGAAAATGAAGAAGAATGGGAAGAATCATTTCAGAAATCTCACTACCACTTAGTTACTATCTCGCCATCAGATTTTACTAAAAAAGATTATGATTTTATTTTAGTTGCTTTCGATGATGAGAACGGAGAAAGTATTAAAAGTATATTTATAGATGATAATAGATTAACAAGGTTTTTAAAAGAACAAACTCCAATCCATTACGAACAAACTTTTATGAGTGTAAAGCAACCATCTAGAGTAGTATACTGGGCTCATAGTATAAGTGAAGGATGGTCAGAAAGAAAAGAATTTGATTATAAATAATGACAGGATACGATATTGGGTTTTATGGTTCTCATAATGGGGCTTTTGCTGTTAGTAAAGATGGTAAAATTGTAGAAGTATTAGAAATCGAACGTCTAATAAATGAAAAAAACTGTGGAATAGCCCAATATAAAACTGTTAAACCTGCTGACATTTTATATTTTTCTAAATATTTTGGTTCTTATTTAACTCAAAGATACGGTATAGAAAAATTTGATCGATGCTTTCACCAAAATACTGAAGTCATTATAGACGGAAAAAATCATAATCTACATCAGGATATTCCATCAGAACAATATTACCCAGGGTTTCACCACCAAGCTCATGCTTCAGGTACTTTTTACCAATCTGATTTTAAATCAGCTCTTATTTTTTCTTTTGACGGTGGTGGAAATGATGGTTTTTTTAACGTTTATTTAGGCAGAAGACAGTCTGGGGTAACTTTATTAGGCTCTATATATAATCCAGTTACTAATTCACCCCATTTATACCTAGATTTAGGTTTTCCTTATATGTTATTAGGTCACTATATAGAAGAAATAAAACAAGAAATAGATATAAGCGCAGGAAATTTAGTTTACCCAGGTAAATTAATGGGGTTAGCTGCTTACGGAGTAGTTCAAGAGAATTGGCTATCTTTTTTTTATGATTATTACCAATGTATAAATAATGGAGATACATATAAAGATGTTTTAGAAAAACTTGGTAGTAGTATAGGATTAAAATTTAATGAGAAAGAAAGATTTAATACTGAAATAGGTAGAAATTTAGCAGCTACTTCTCAAAGAGCATTTGAAGATATATTTATTAAACATGCAAAACCTTTTATAGACCAATATCAGGACTTACCCATATGCTTGTCAGGAGGATGTGCTTTAAATATTACTCTCAATACTAGAGTTGCAGAAGAGTTTAACAAAAAAGTGTTTGTTGGACCTAATCCTAATGATTGTGGGTTAGCTGTAGGAATGTTATTAAACGAAATTAAACCTAAAACTCCATCAATACTTACTTATTCAGGACCTACTTTATTCGATATAGATTCTTTAGGAGAGTATATTAATCAAAGTCATTATTCTTGTTCCTCTATTTTAGATATAAATAAACTTGCTGATGACCTTATAGAAGGTAAAATAGTAGGTGTAGCTAGAGATAGATCTGAACATGGTCCCAGAGCTCTTGGAAATAGAAGTATATTATGTAATCCAGCTATTAAAGATATGAAAGACATATTAAATAGTAGAGTAAAAAATAGAGAAGCATATAGACCTTTTGCTCCTGTAGTACGTCTGGAAGATGTTAATAAGTTTTTTGAATGGAATACTCCAAGTGCACATATGAATTTTAGTCCATTAGTCAAAGAAGAATGGAGAAGTAAATTAGCTTCTATAACTCATATAGATAATACTGCAAGAATTCAAACAGTAACCAGAGAAGAAAATAGTTTTTTATACGAATTACTTTCTATAATAGATTCTAAAAATGGTGTAGGAATTTTACTTAATACCTCTTTTAATGTTGCTGGTAAACCTATTTTAAATACTGTAAAAGATGCATTTACTATTTTTCATAAGACTGAAATGGACAATTTGCTAATCGAAAATAATTATTTAGAAAAATTAACATGAGTAACTATACCTTAGTATCCGGATTATGGAATATTGGCAGAGATGAAAGAAACTTTAAAAGTCATTATATAACTAAATTTAAAGAGTTTTTAAAGATAGATGCTAATATGATTCTTTTTCTTCCTAAAGAGTTAGAAGAATTAACATGGGAAATAAGAAGTAGAGATAATACCTACATAAAGATTACTGAATTAGAAGATTTAAAAACTAATTTATATGCCCCACATTGGGATAAAACACAAGGTATAAGGAATAATCCCGAATGGTTAAATATTACTGGTGAAGGAGGTTGGCTACATAGTAGTCCTCAAGCTACTTTAGAATATTATAACCCAATAGTTATGTCTAAAATGTTTATGCTTTCAGACGCTAGTCTATATAATATTTTTGATTCTGAATATTTCTATTGGTTAGATGCAGGAATAACGAACACAGTACCAGCAACTCACTTAATTGATAATAGAGCATTAGATAAAGTAGTAGATCATACTGAAAATTTTCTTTTTCTATCTTGGGATTATGTTACTCAAGATGAAATACACGGATTTAAGTGGGATGCTATGAATAGATTTTCAGGTAAAGAAGTTGATATAGTTTGTAGAGGAGGTTTTTTTGGAGGACATAAAGAAGCTATAAGAGAAGCTAGTTCTACTTATTATTCTTTATTGCAAGATTCTTTATCTGAAGGATTTATGGGGACTGAGGAAAGTTTATTCGCTATTATGGCTGTAAGTAACCCCGGTAGATATAGGAGATATCATTTAGATAATAATGGATTAATAGTTAAATTTACTCAAGCTTTAATAGATGATAAAGTAGAATTAGTAGAAGTTAAAGGAAATAATACACCAGAAGTAACTATAAGTCAAAAACAACTTGATAATATTAAAACTAATCTGTATATATTAACTTTTAATTTTCCTGATCAATTACTCCATACTATTGATTCTATGAAAAAAACTCCTGAATGGTTAGATAGACCGCATAAAGTTCTCTTAGATAATTCAACTGATAATGAAGCACAGTTAGAAAATAAAAAAATAGCAAAAGAGTATAATTTCGAATATATCTGGCTAGAAGGTAATAAAGGTATATGTGGGGGAAGACAAGCAGCAGCAGATCACTTTGATAAATCAGATGCTGAATTTTATTTTTTCTTTGAAGATGATATGACTTCTAATCCTCCAGATTTAAAAGGAGAGTACTGTAGAAATGGTTTAAGAAAGTATATACCTAATCTTTATGATAAGCTACATAAAATTATGTTAAAAGATAATTTAGATTACCTTAAACTTTCTTTTACTGAAGTGTATTGGGATAATAATATTCAAACTAGCTGGTATAATGTACCTCAAAATATAAGAAACAAATTTTGGCCTGAAAATAGTAACCTTCCTAATAGAGGAAGTTCAGATAATGCTCCTAAAACAGTATTTAATCAAATAAAAAACGTCGATGGATTAGCTTATATAGATGGAGAAGTAACTTATACTAATTGGCCTATGATTATGTCGAAAGAAGGTAACAGAAAAGTATTTTTGGATATTAGATGGGAATATCCATACGAGCAAACTTGGATGTCTCATGTATTTCAAAAACAAAAAGAAAATTATATTAAAGCTGGTGTACTTTTAGCTTCTCCTATATGGCATGATAGAATTAAATATTATAAACCTGAAGAAAGAAGAGAAAATGCAGGGTAAAAAGTTGGAAATCAGCGGTAATTTCCTTATATTATAGTATAATAATAAACATATGTCAAAATCATCAAATAAACAAAAAGTTACGCAGTTAAAAGAATGGTTAAAGACTATTAAAGGTGGTGACACCTCTTCTAATAAAACTCGTAAATTTTCTAAAGCAGATCATTACAAAAAAGTAAATAATAGATATGGCAACAAAAAAAATAATTAAATTTTACGCCGAATGGTGTGGACCATGTAAGATATACGGTAAAACTTGGGATAAAACAATACCTACGTATTCCGATCAAGTAGATTTTCATTCTATTGATATAGATAAAGATAAATCAGGACTAGCTAATAAATACAAAGTAGACTCTATCCCAGCAACCGTATTAATACGAGAAAATGGTACTAGTTTAATTAAAGAAGGCCGATTATCTAAAGAACAATTAACCGAATTAATTTTATCATAATGTTAAGAAATCCAAATTCAATACCTGCTTCTGATACTATCATAGCAGACCCTGTTATGGAACCTTTTTTTATTACTCGATCTCCTAATAATGGTTATACCGTTTATGAGAGAGTAATTAAAGGTGATAATGATACAGAATACATTAAAAATGTTAGCTACCCATCTAATTTTGGGAATGCGCTACAAACTGTAGCAAGAGAAAAATTAAATGAAGAAGGTAAAACTTTTTCACTAAAACAATATGTAGATCGTTGGGAAAATGTAAAAGATTCCTTAACTTCTATATTAGAGTAGCGTTAGCCTATACGCTTATAATACCTGGCAAATATTAAATTTTATAAAAATGGCAAAGAATGTTGTAATTAGTCTTTCAGGAGGGATGGACTCCTCAACTTTACTACTTAGATGCTTATCAGAGTATGATAATGTAACTGCGATATCTTTTGATTACGGTCAAAAACATAGAGTAGAATTAAAAAGAGCTCAATCGTTAGTAAATTATTTAAATGATAATGGTCAAAGTATTAAATATCAAGTAATTAAACTAGATGGATTAGTTAATTTACTAAACTCAGCTTTAACAGAAGGAGGAGAAGATGTACCGGAAGGTCATTATGAAGAGGATAATATGAAAGCTACAGTAGTACCTAATAGAAACAAAATATTTGCTTCTTTAGTACAAGCAGTAGCTCTATCAGAAGCAATGGCTAATGGAAACGATACTGATATCGCATTAGGTATTCACGCTGGTGATCATGCAATTTATCCTGATTGTAGACAAGAGTTTAGAGATGCTGACGATGCTGCCTTTAGAATAGGTAATTGGGAAGCAGATAAGGTAGGGTATTTTACTCCTTACTTGAAAACTGATAAATTAGGAATATTAAAAGATGGACAAGTACTTATCAAAGAACTCGGAATCCAATTCGATGAGGTATACAAAAGAACAAATACCTCCTACAAACCCTTTCCTTCAGGTAACTCAGACTACAAGTCGGCTTCATCGGTGGAAAGGATTGAAGCATTTATTGATCTTGGTGTTGATGATCCCGTTCAGTATGAAGACGAAACTGGACCGGTTGATTACTCAATTGCGAAGGCACATGTTGAAAAACTCTTAGCTGAATTTTCTGGATGAAAAAGTTAATTTTTATACTTTCATTAGTAGTATCTTCTCTTACCTTCGGGCAAGAGGAGGTACCTTATGAAGTACTAGGTACTTGGTATAATCTTGATCAGGAAGTATTAACTATTAGTAGAGAAAACGAAAAAATTGTATTTGTTAGAAAAAGTAAAACTGCAATTTTAGCTACCGGTGAGATTACGATGGTAGATGGGCGTATGCAGATTAACAGGTATGATACCGATGATAGTTATAGATTAGCTTGGTTTATAGGTAACGATACTATGGCAATCAATAAACCTCGTTCTATAAGAGCTTGGTTATGGATTAAGTTACAATGATATACTGGTTTACAGGACAACCAGGAGCTGGTAAGACTACTTTAGCTAATATGCTAAAAGAAGAGTTAGAAAAAATTAGAAACTCTGTTTATAAAGTTTACAGAATAGACGGAGATGATATGAGAGAATTATTTTCTAATAAAGATTATTCTATTAAAGGTAGGGTAGATAACGTAAGTACAGCTCAAAGAATAGCTCATTATTTGCATAATCAAGAAAAAGACGTAGTAGTATCTTTAGTTTCTCCCTATATAGATCAAAGAGAGGATTTTAAAAAATTATTAGGAGATAATATTAAGGAAATATATGTATATACCTCAGATAAAAGGGATAGAGACCAATTTAAATCGATTGCTTATACCCCTCCTCAATCTGACTATATAGAGATCGATACTACATTTGATAATCCAATACAATCACTTAAAAAGATATTAGAATATATTTAAATTAAAGGATGTTTGATAAAAATGAATATATTTGTTCAGCACCATTTAATTATACAGAAGTTTTTGATGATAGACAGTATTTATGCTGCCCTTCTTGGTTACCAGTAGATGTATGGGATGGTAAGTCTATCAAATCTAGTTTTTTTAGCAATAAAGCTCAGGAAGTAAGAGAGTCTATAATTGATGGTTCGTATAAGTATTGCGATGAAAAGCAATGCCCCTACTTATCAGGTTTAAAGAATAATACTTATTCCGGAAAGTTTGTAAAAAAGACTGATAAATCTATAGAGTTTTTTAGAAATAAAAATGAAATAGAGACAGTAAATTTTTGCTTTGATAGAAGCTGTAATCTTCAATGTCCATCTTGTAGAAGTGAATTAATTAATTATTACGGTAAAGATAGAGAACAAGTTGAAGATAAGTTAAATCAAGTAAAAGAAGAAATATCACCAACAGTCAAAAGATTATATCTAACCGGTACTGCAGATCCTTTCTACAGTAAATCGTTTAGACAATTTTTAGAAACTTTAGATCCTAATAAATTTACTAAATTAGAGTCTATTCATTTACATACTAATGGAAGCTTATGGAATGAAGCAATGTGGAAAAGAGTAAAAGCTATTCATCCCTATGTTAATAGTTGCGAAGTATCAATCGATGCAGCAACTAAAGAAACATATGAAACCAAAACTAGAATAGGAGGTAAATGGGACGTATTAGTAGATAACTTAGAATTTATTACTAAAATAAAAACTATTAAATTTTTTAGTTTTTCATTTGTAGTTCAAGATAGTAATTTTAAAGAAATGAAATTATTTTACGATATGATTACTAAATATATGAAAGGAAGTAAATCTAAATTTGATGTATTTTACAATTCTATTGTAAACTGGGGAACTTATACTAATGAAGAGTATTTAGAAAAAAACGTAACCCTTCCATCCCACAAAGACCATAAAGAGTTTTTAGAAATATTAGATAAAATGAAAAATTTACCGTTTTTTACTAATAATTTTAATCACTTATTTACTAAAAAAAGAAATGTAATTTAAATGGATAAAAAAAATACTTATTTTGTAGATATAGATGGAACAATATTTATATATAGGAAGTTCGAAACATATGAAACTTCAGAAGCTCAAGTTATAAAAAGTACAAAGCAATACTTACAACAAGTAAACGATCAAGGTCATATGATAATACTTACTACGGCAAGGCCTGAATACTTAAGAGAACATACTGAAAGTGAACTTGCAAAAAATGGTATACCTTATCATAAATTAATAATGCAAATTGAAAGAGGACCTAGGTACCTTATAAACGATATGGATCCTAAAAACCCAGGTCAAAGAGCAATTGCAATAAATACAAGAAGAGATGAAGGAATATAGTTTATTTATAGGTAGATGGCAACCTTGGCATGAAGGTCATAGGTGGTTAATTGATCAAAGATTAAAAGAAGGTAAGAACGTTTGGGTAGCTATAAGAGACGTAGAACCAAATGAAAAACAACCTTGGACTCCTCATGAAGTTCTCATGAACTTATCTGAAGAGTTAAAAGACCTTTTAGAAGAAGGTAGAATAAAAATCACAATAGTACCTGATATAGAATCTATAAATTATGGTAGAGGAGTAGGATATGAAATTATTGAACATGTACCTCCTGAGCAAGTAAAAGAAATATCTGCTACAAAGATAAGAAAACAAATGAGACAAGATGGCAAGTTATAAGACTACAATAGTAAAGACTCTTATATGGAGGGTAATAGCTACTTCTATTACTATCTTAGCAGGATGGGCAGTTTCCGGAAATTGGAAATTTGGATTAGCAGTAGGAGGTATAGATACAGTATTAAAAACCATAGGATACTTTAGTTACGAAAGACTATGGATAAAATATAACAAATGATTAAAATAAATGTAAAAGAAGGTGATACTATATTAGTAGGTCGCTTTAAAAATAAACGAACTAAAGTTAAGAGTATAGAATATGATGAGTTTGGTATGCCAATAATAAACGGAAGACCTGCTTGTACTTTTAGATTAGTTGCTAACCCTAGATAATGATCAAATTAGGTATATCAGCTTTTTATCATGATTCAGCTGCAGCACTTATAATCAACGATAAAGTAATAGCAGCTGTAGAAGAAGAAAGATTTACAGGTATAAAGCATGATTATTCTTTTCCAATCAATTCTATAAACTATTTACTTTCAATACTAAATAAAACTATAAATAAAATAGATGAAGTTCATTGGTATGAAAGTCCTGAAAAGAAACACGATAGAGTTCGCACAACGTTTGCAAAAAAACCTATAAGGACGTTTTTTCTCAATCGTAAATATAAAAAAGCAAAAAAACTACAAGATCCTAAAACTATTTTAGAATCGATAGGATATACTGGCAAGATTATTTACCACGATCACCATAATAGCCATGCCGCTTTTTCCTACTATACTAGTAATTTTGATAATTCAGCTATACTTACTGTTGATGGAGTTGGTGAATGGGAAACTACTACTATTTCAGTCGGGGATGGTAATACTATTGAGAAAAAAATATCTATAGATTTTCCTAATTCATTAGGTATGTTATATTCTACTATAACTGCATACTTAGGGTTCAAACCTAATGAAGGAGAATATAAGGTTATGGGGTTAGCACCTTATGGAGATCCAAGAGTTTATACTGATAAATTGTTAGAAGTATTTACTAATAGTTCTAATAAATTTTATATAAATCAGTCTCCTTTTACATGGGAATATTCTGATAAAATAATGTATAATAAAAATTTATTAAAAATTCTTAATATACAACCTAGACTACCTAATGAAGAACTTAAGCAGCAACATAAGGATTTAGCAGCCGGCTTACAAAAGGTGTATGAAATTCAATTTACTAAACTCTTAAATACTGCTAAAAATATTACTGGTAGTAAAAATATATGTATAGGAGGTGGATGTGCTTATAATGGAGTAGCAAATACTTTAGCATATAAATACTTTGACTCAGTTTACATACCATTTGCTCCATCAGATGCTGGTTCAGCTATTGGAGCATGTTTAAATAAGAAAACTTATATTAATCCTTATCTTGGACCTGAATTTACTGATATACAGATTAAGAAGCAAATTGATAGCTTTAAGTCAAAAATATTCATATTTAAATTATCTGAAGATAAATTAATAAATAAAGTTGCTAAGTTAATAAACGGTGGGTGTATAGTAGCATGGTTTCAAGGTAGAATGGAATTTGGAGCAAGAGCATTAGGAAATAGAAGTATATTAGCTACTCCAATTGATCCTCGTATGAGAGAAAAACTAAATTATGTCATTAAAAAAAGAGAAGGATTTAGACCATTTGCTCCTTCAGTAACAGAAGAAAGATATAAACAGTTTTTTGACTCCAAGGAAACTTCACCTTATATGTCTAAAGTTGTTAAAGTAAGAACCAATCTTATACCTTCAGCAACTCATATAGATGAAACTTGCAGAATTCAGACAGTTTCTAAAAAACAAAATTTAAAATTTCATAAACTTATTACTGAGATAGGAAGTCAAACAGGAATTCCGGTTGTATTAAATACCTCTTTCAACTTAAAAGATCAAACTATAACCTTAAGCCCATTACAAGCTATCAAAAGATATTTAAATTCTTCTATAGATTTTTTAGTAATTAATAACTACTTAATACAGAAAAAAAATGAAAATAATTAATTGGATTAAAGATAAAATTCGTACATTTAAGAGAGAAAAAGATTTTAAAAAAAGACTTAAAGAAATGAAAAAACGAGATCCTTTTACTTATAAGAATCTTTAATGATGATTATAGAAATTGAAAACTTTCTAAGTAATAATAAATGTGAAAGTTTGATAAATAAATATGTTAATAAAGTAACTCCGATTTCTTCAGGAGAAAGAATAGATAGAGATGGTAATCTAATAGTCCAGGATATAAGAGATTATCACAGAAAAACTGATTGGGTAATATTTAGAGATAAGCTTTTAAGAGATCAAATACTAAACGCACTGGTTATGAATTCTAATTTAGTATTAGAAACTATTAAAAAAGAAGAATCATTTCAATTTTTGAGATATAAAGAAACTGGTCATTTTACTTGGCATCATGATTTAACTGAAAGTAAAGAATTTATGACTGCAATACTTCTTCTTAACGATAACTTTACAGGAGGAGATCTTTTATACAAACAAAATAAAAAAATAGTTAACTTTAAAAGAACAGCAGGAACTTTATTATTATTTCCAGCAACACTTCAACATAAAGTTTCAGAAATAACTAAAGGAACAAGGTATTCTATAGTAACATGGATATATAAAAAACCTAATTTAATATTTTAGAAAGTTGTTTAGTTTAAAGTTTTTTCTTATATTTATTAATATGACTATAGTGTCGTAGCACCACTTTAAAAACACGCAAAATGGTAAATGTAAATTTGAAAGAAGTCGAGAGTGATCTATATAACGTAGAGTCTCGCAAAGAACTAAACGATGAATATCTCTATAATCGTCGTACTAATATTCCACTACCCAAAGAACCGTTAAATTATCCAGATGCTAGAAAGCACCAGATAGTTTCATTTATTAAGTCTGCTATCCGTATTACAGGGTATGTTTTTATACCGTTTAATTTGGTAATTGCAGCAATTCTTCTTATCTTATCAGAAATAGTAGGTATAATCGAAGAATTAGTATAATGGCAAATTATCAATCAACAAAAATATTTGACGGATTCTCAACTGTATTTCGTCAATGGAAAGCTGAAACTACTCACTGTAGGTTTTTGCATGGATACGGTATATCTTTTAAACTATGGTTTGAAGGTGATCTAGACGATAGAAACTGGGTATGGGATTTCGGAGGTATGAAAAGAGCAAAAGGTAAGATAGATGGTATGTCTGCTAAAGAGTGGATGGATTATATGTTTGACCATACTTTTGTAGTAGCTGAAGATGATCCTTTCTTAGAATCGTTTAAAAAAATGGATGAAGCAGGTGTAGCTCAAATAAGAGTAGTACCAGCAACAGGAGCAGAAAGATTTGCTCAATTTATTTACGATAAACTTAATCCTTTTATAGCAGAAGAAACTGGAGGAAGAGTTAAGGTAGCTAAAGTAGAATTTAGAGAACACGGTAAAAACTCAGCAATATATGAGCCTAGGTAGAATAGAAGATTACGATAAAAATTTACCTATTGTAGAAATCTATACTGCTGTTCAATCTGAAGGTTCAAGGGCTGGTTATCCTACCGTAGTCATTAGAACTACCGGATGTACTCATAGATGTTACTTCGGTGAAGGAGGCTGGTGTGATAGTTGGTATACTTCAATACATCCTGAAAAAGGTAAATATACTTTTAACGATATTATTAAAGCATATGATGATAATCCTCATATATCAGAGATGATGTTGACTGGAGGTTCTCCTTCAATGCATAAGAAACTTGTAAATGAATTAACACATCTAGCAAATGAACGAGACATTTTTATCACGATGGAAAACGAGGGTAGCCATTTTCTTCCTACCGATTACCCTATTGATTTGCTTTCTATTAGTCCCAAATTTAGTAATTCAATACCTGTCTTGGGGGTGGAAACGCCTGAAGGCAAAATTACGGATGAAAGGATGATTAAGCAGCATAATAAATTTAGGCTTAATTATCCTGCAATTAAAGAAAGTATAGCATATCATTCAGATTATCATCTTAAACCTGTATGGGACGGTAGAGATGAAAAAGCTTTAGATGAGATTATGGACTGTATAGATCAGTTAGATGCACCTAAAGATAAAGTTTGGTTTATGCCAGCTGGTGATACTAGAGAAGCATTACAAAAGTCTTATCCAGTTATGTTTGATTGGGTAAGAGATAATGGGTATCGTTTAACCTGGAGGCCTCATATTATAGCTTTCCAAGATCAGAGAGAGGTTTAATGAAGGAAACGTGGAGCGAAATAGAAGAACATCTATCGGTTATACACGGTAATTTAGGTATATGCTGTCAGGAGTACTGTGATGCTCCTAATGCTATACATAGTTTAGAAAAGTTAACGGAATTATTAATTAAAATTAGAGAAAAAGATGGCACAGTTTAGAGTTATTACTATGCTTCGTAAAATATTCGAGGCACAAAGAGAAAAAGCTTTGATGACTTTAGAGCTTCTTACTGAAAATCCAGCAGGTATCGGAGATCATTCGACTGAAGATTTTTATAAAAATGCTGAAGAAGCAATCAGAGCATTAGCAGAGTCTGAAGATGTTTTAGAGACTATCGAAAGACATTTTGCGGAATGAAACTACCAGTAATTAGAAAATTAAGTGACTTCACACTGTCACAGCTAAACGACTCAGTAGCGGTATTAGAAACTGTTACTGAATCAAGAGGAGTTACTGAAGAAGAATTAGATGTATTAGGAGAGGTTTTATCTAACCTTTATGGAGCAGTCGAAGTAAGAGAATCCATAATGAGAGGAAAGAGCAGAACTGATGCTTTAAATAATTTTATGAAAAAAGTTACATCAATAGGTAAATGAAAGGAGTTTTTACTAGTTACAATTTTTTCAATGAAACTGTCTATAATGAAATACTTACAGATATAAATCAAACATTAAAAGAAGAATTAAATTTGTTTGATAATAAAGGTTGGGGAGAAACAGTTGTGGAATATAGTAAACCTATTAAAATAAGACAGTTAAGTAGTAATGAAAAAAATTACCATTCTATTAGACAATCTATCTATGAGTTACTAGGTAGATTCCCAGATGGTATATATTATTACCTTTGGGGTCCAGGATCGTATATTCCTTGGCATTCAGATGAAATTTATTCTTCTGCTTTCAGTATCTATATGAATGAAAACTGGAACTATGAAGACGGAGGTTTATTTCAGTACTATGCTAATAATAAAGTAGAAACTATAATACCAGAAGCTAATACTGCTGTTTTACAAACTGGTAATGTTCCTCATAGTACAACTATACTATCAAAACATGCTCCTATACGTAAATCTATTCAAGTTTGGTTTGAAAAAAGTAATAGTATACCTAAAAAATCATTACTATGAGTTATATTATAGGTAAACCTTGTGAAGCTACTTGCGATACAGCATGCGTTTCGGTTTGTCCAGTAGATTGTATTCATGGACCTATAGATATAGAAGGAGCAGGTGCGGAAGTACCTGGTATGACAATAGGTCCGAAAGATATGTTATATATCAATCCAGATGAGTGCATTGACTGTGGAGCTTGTCTTCCAGAATGCCCTGTTGAAGCTATTTATGAAGATGAAGAAGAGGCTATTGAAAAAGATGGTACTGATGAGTACGTAAAAAGGAATTATAAATTTTTTGGATTGGAGTATAATGGTTAGAATGTATTTAACATGGTTATTAGTATTAATTACATCTTGTATATATGCACAAGATCTGAGAAAACCTACAACTCAAGTACAGCTTAGAGAAGAAGTTATAATAAAAACTGATATTTTTACAGTTACTTATTCCGAAACTAAAGAACAACCTCTATCACTTACTTACAGATCGTCAAATAGAGTTAAAAATGTAGACAGAGGATCTATGGATTTTCATACTGAGGACCAGTACCACACTTCAGATAAACATGATTATTATGCAAACGTATGGGATAA